TGGACTATTAAAAACGGAATCAAACAAAATATTACTAAACTAGATAAAGCAAAAGAATCAATTCATTTGCCGCTTTTTTGTCCTTGTTGTAGTAACATCATGAAAAAGCAAAATGATAAGTTGTTTTATCTTCAATATAAAAGATGTTTTGATTGTCAAATAGACTTTGAAACAGAATTAAAAATTAAAGGTTTATGGAACGATTATGAAAAACATATCATCAACTCAGATATTGATGGAATCATAAATGATTTTAATATTTGGATTGATGAAGAAATAAGTGAATCCAATACTTCATATGTCACTGAAGCCGGAGATGTAGAGCGTTGGGTTGGTTCTTCAAAGCAAAAGTTGCTAGAAAATAAAGAAGAAACAATTAAATACCTACAAAGCTTAAAAAAATGAGTGAGATTCAAATTATTGTTCCGATCATTATTGCGTTGACAACTTCAATTTTTGGTCCGTTACTAGTAAAATGGGTTGAGAAAAGATTCATCAGCAAAATTAACAATGATCCTTTAAGAGATGCTATACAGCATAATGAAATAATCGAGCAGCAACTTGACGCTATCTTGCAAGAAGTAGATTGTGATCAAATATATATTGCTCAATTCCACAATGGAGGCCATTTTTACCCCACAGGTAAATCCATCCAGAAATTCTCAGTGTTTTATGAAATTACTACCCCCGATACTAATTCATTAAAAACACTATTCCAAAATATTCCAGTATCACTATTTAGTAAACAATTCTCTGTTTTATATGAAAAAGGAGAAATTATTATTGAAGACATGAATGCTGGGCCTACATACGGTCTTGATCTATATCAAGCAGATGGTCCAGGATGTAAATCTATTTATTTGTTTGCTATTAAAGGCTTAGATAATAGAATCATTGGAATTATGGGGATTCACTATGTTGGTAAAAAACATAAGTTTACTTCAAACGAGTGGATATTTATACGTCAGAAAATAGGTGCCATTGGTAATCTAATGGCTAATTATTTAACCAATAAAAAATCACAATAATGGAGTTTTCTAAATTTATCTCATATCTGTTTCATTCAAGAACACAAACCCACGTTTTCCATTTACAAACACCTTCATACGCTGAACATATTGCTTTACAAGCATATTATGAGGGTGTTGTTCCTTTAATTGATGCTTTAGTAGAGTCATACCAAGGTAAAAATGGTATTATAACTGATTATACTAACTTTAATTTAAAACAATATACTGGTAGAGAACAAGTTGTAGCATATCTTGAAACGTTATGTGATGCTGCTTATCAAGCATACGAAGTAACAGAAGACAGTTATCTACAAAACCAGATTGATACTGTAACTGAATTAATCAAATCAACTATATATAAACTTTCATATTTAAAATAACATGGCATACAAATATAAATTAGTTAAAGAAATAGAAACATCTACATTAGAAGACATAGGCGAATTTATCAAATCAGTTACTATACAACCTGGTGATATTCCTTTAGAAGCAATGAGAAAAATCTTTGTTGAGATACCTGGTAGTAATAATCCAAATGATGAAATTAGCATTTTAGATAAAGGTATTCGTGATATATTAATAGATGATGGAGGATTTAGTAAAGAAGATATAGAAAAATATATGCGATATCTTTATGGTTTACGTAAAAATACTGTTACTCCAAGTGGTGTTCCTATTAATGAAAAAGAAAAAGATTTTATGGATATAGCTTCTGAAAAAGCCAAAAAAGGAAATCTTGACACTAACCCAAAACAAGATGCTGAAAATGCTGATTTAGGTAATACTTATATGACTGATAAAGAACGTAATATGACTCCTGAAGAATATAGAAAATATAGAAAACGTGAAGAACTTGAAGAACAAGGTAAAGCTAAGTTAACCCAAGAAGTTTTACGTAGACTTAAAAATCGTTAATATTTATCATAAATTACCATAAATGGACAATAAATTACGAATCCTAATAAATCAACTGGTTAAAGAAGAAATTTCATTATTTGAAAAGAAACTTAAAAAAGATCAAGAAGAACCAGAAGAAGAACTCAATTTAGATATTGACGTCCCAGCAGCAGAACCCTCAGCCGAAACACAACCAACAGACGCACCTGCAGAACCAAACATGGATATGAGTGGTGGAAACGATGCAGAAAAACGTGTTGGACAAGCTTTACAGCAAGCATTAGATGCAGCTAGGGAAATGCCTGATGGTGAAAATAAAAACAAACTAATTCGACAAATTGGAAATACAGCATTATTTTTCCTTAAAACCCAAATTCCGGTTGACGGAAATGATGCTTAATTTATATTAATCAAAAATCAATAAAATCTATGACTACTCAAGAGTTATTTGAACAAATGCAAGGTTTATGGAACGAGTTTTCTGATGAACACTCTAAAACGTCTAAGGCTGCTCATGGTAGAGCCCGTAAGGCGGTTGGTGATCTGAAAAAGTTAGTGACCGAATACCGTAAGGCTTCTGTCGCAGAAGACAAAGCAAAGTAATGAACCGCAATAAGTTATAAGGGGGGATGACCCCCTTATTCTTATTTAAAATTTGATTAATAATGCCATACGAAAGAAAAGGCAAATGCATATACAATAAAGAAACAGGTGAAAAAAAAGGCTGTTCTTCTACTGTAGGTAAAGCTAAAGCTCACATGCGAGCTTTATATGCTGCTGAAAAAGGCACTATTAAAGAAGAGTCATCTAAGCTGACTCAATCAATTCTAGACAGAGCAGAAGACATTTATCAAGCAATGACTTCTAATCCTAGAACTGTTGAAAATGCTATTAAAAAGTATGGAAGTGATGCTGAAAATGTGTTACGTGGTAGAGCAATAAACACTGCTAAAAAACAAGTTAAAATGAAAAACACAGATCGTCTTAAAGAAATTATTAAGAAACAATTAACTAAGGGACAAGAAAAAATTGATGCTAATGAGGATGGTGAAATAAGTGGTGAAGATTTTAAACTACTTCGTTCTAAAAAATCAGTTAAAGAAGAACTTGATTATGAAGGTGAAATGGCTAAATCTGAACTGTATCGCTTAATGCAAAATGCTCAAGAATTAATGAGTTCTTTAGACGATGATACTCAGCTAGAAGCATGGGTACAAAGCAAAATCACTAAAGCAGCTGACTATTTAAATTCAGTTACCCAATATTTAGCATACCAGAATACTAAACAAGGTCCAACAGACGAAAGATTAGATTACACTATACAAAAATAAAATGGCTACTAAACAAGAATTAATAGATAAAATTCAGACTATAGCTAAACGTGTTTACGCAGCTAAAATTAAGGATAATACATTAGGTATTACTCCTAATGATGTAAACTTTGATAAAGAAACATTCCCTATTTTATCTAAATTCTCAACGTTAAAGCAAGTTATAATTAATTTATTAACAGATCAATATGAGTTATTCATATCTGATATACATTGGGTAGCTCCACGTCCTACAACATTTAAAATTATTCTATCTAACCAACAGTATTTTTATTTAATTTATACTGAACGTTCATGGATAGCTAAAATAGAAGGTAAAAAATATTATCTTTTAAATTTAAATGAAGAAGAAAATGCAACCGAATCTATTGCTCGTATATTAATGTATGGTAGTAAAGCTGAACCTGATAAAGGAGGATTAGACACAGTACCAACAGATGGAGAAACACCAGCTGATGAAACTGTACCTGAACCAGGAGCAGAAACACCTACCGAACCAACAGAAGAAGTACCTGAAACCTTACCTGCTTAACTATGAAAAAATCACAATTAATAGAAATAATTAAAGAGGAAGTTACTAAAGTACTTCAAGAAGCTGAAAAAGACAAATTACAAGTCAGTATATCAGCCCCAGATTTTAAAAAATTTCTTGATGTCCCAGATAATGTAGCTAATGATGCTGCTACAGCTATTGGTAGACTTAGAAACCCTAAAGGAACAATAGAAGATCAAGCTTTAGGTTTAAAAGATTATATAGCTTTAGGTAAAATTTTTGTAAAAATGTTAGCTACTGACCAAAATAATGAATTAAATATTTTTTTAAATAAAATTAAAGCGGCTAAAACTACAACTATTGATGTCCCTAAGTCATGAACATATTCGAACAGTTTTTAAATAAAATATCTCATAAATTCCCTAAAGGATATCCTGACATGAATAATGAACAGGATATTTCTTTGCTTGAAAGTTTAGTAAGTGATGTGTTAGATGAAGCATTTACTGTTTTCCCTAAATCAGAAGATGAAATAGAAAATTCAAAAATAAAACAGTTATATTCAATTGTTAAATCATATCCTAAATTAACTTTAGAAGATCCAATTGTATTAGATCCTAGTAAACCTAACTTAGTAAAAATTTCTAGATCACTACAAAGAGACTCTAAATTTATTGAATACTTATCAAATCAATTAAGTACAAAATTTGACCCTCTAAATGGAGGAAAATGGAACGGATTAATAATTAGTTGGGGTGAAGGTTCAAGAGGTGGAAGAGGTGTTAAATCTAAAGGTTTTGGATTTGAAGATGAATTATATGCTGATTTAGAAACACTTCGTGATGAAGATATTAATCAATCTAATTTAGATAAATTTACATATCCTAATTTAATAATGGAAATAGCCAAAGAATTAGGATTAGAACAAGATAATTTTACAGTAATAAAAGAAAGTGGTAAAAACCAATCTCGTCCCTTAACATTTGAAGGTGGTAACCCTGTAGTAAAATTCTCTAATACAACAGCCGCTGCTACTTTAACTGATATTACTATAAATAAAGGATCAGACACATACTACCTATCAGCTAAATTTGGTTCTACTCAAACATTTTTTAACGCGGGTCTTACTACAATATTTCCTGCTGCTGAAATAAAATCAGGTGAGGTTAAAAATTCAAACGGTAGAGCATTATTAGAAACATTAGGAATTGATAATAAAACATTTTGTAGAGTATTTAATGAATACCCAAATACTGATTTTTCTTCTTTAAGTGGACCAACAAATAAGTACGATATATCTAAAATGTCAAACTTAATTAAGTCTGGTATAGGTGAAGGATACTACATGGTTACAGCTGGAAATAAAGGTTATGGGTTTTATAAAATTGATTCATCATATACTGATCAAGCTTCAAATATTACATCAGGTGTAAATGTTTACTATGGTGGAATAGGAGGAAAAGGAAAACGTATTGATGTAACTTTTGAATCTGCTTTATATAAGTTTAAACTTAATATAAGGGAGAAATTAGGTAAACTATACCCAACTCATTTAATGTGTGATTATGTTAAAAAATAAACACTATGAAACAACGCCTTGTAGAAATAATTAAAAAAGCATTAACAGAACAACCTAAAAAAGATTGTGGCTGTGGATGTAATAAATGTCATAAAGCACCTTTATTAAACGAATCTAAACAGTATGAGATGCCTATCTCAGAAAATCTTCGTTATCATTTAGATAATAAAATTGAAATCCACAACAATATTTTCAGACCAGGTTCTAAAGCACATATTGAATTAATTCACGAAACACGTTTATTGTGGAAAAAAGATATTATAGCATTAGGTGAAAATGATAAAAAGTTATTTGAAACCACAGACTTAGGTCGTTTTGGAATGTATGAAGGTAAAATTGTTCCACTTGATTATCCAATGATGGAACTATTAACAGAAGCAGAACTGGAAGAAGAAAAGAAACAACCCCCAATTGGTAAACCAAAACGTGGTGGTTCTAAAAAGTTTTATGTGTACGTTAAAAAACCTGGTGGAGGAGTTAAAAAAGTATCATTTGGTCAAGCAGGTATGTCTGCTAAATTGAATAACCCTAAAGCTAGAAAAGCATTTGCTGCTCGTCACAAATGTGCTCAAAAGAAAGATAGAACTAAAGCTTCATACTGGAGTTGCAGGTTGCCTCGTTATGCAAAATTATTAGGCTTTAAAACAACATTTTCAGGATTTTGGTGATATGAAACTTACACACTTACTAAAACAACTCCTTGAGGAGCAAAAGAAAAAAGCTGACCGATGCAAACGTATCGCTGATCGCAAATACGATAAACCTTCTGCTTACAAATCAGGGGCAATTGTTAGATGCCGTAAGGGTGAAATCTGGAAAGATTTAAAAGAAGAAGATTTAAATGAAGCTAAAAAAGAAACACTTCGTACTTGGTTCAAACGTAAAGGAGCACCTGGTAAAGAAGGTGGTTGGGTAGATTGTAATACTTGTAGAGATGGTAAATGTAAGCCTTGTGGTAGAAGGAAAGGAGAAAAACGTGCTAAATACCCTGCTTGTAGACCTACACCTGCTCAATGTAAAACAAAAGGTAAAGGTAAAAAATGGGGTAAAACCAAATAAATTAAGGTTTATTTATAATATTTATGTTAGACATTTAAATTTCTAGTTAGTGAAACCAATCCATAGATTAATAGAACATTTAGTTAATAATTGGCAAAACAATTTACTTGAGGCTTTAGCTCCCAAGGTTAAGCAACAATTAATGACTAAGTTTAAAGACGAAGCTGAAGACTTTGACATTGTAGACCCGGTTACTAAAAAACCACCTACTGAAAAACAAATAAGTGATTGGATTGATTATTTTGATTCAAGATTAAGAAATAGTGATAAAGTAACTGAAAAGGATATAACTAAATATTCTTTAACTGATTTAATAGTACTAGTATCTAAATATAAAGGTTCACCTGAAGAAAAAGAAGAGGATGAACAAATTGAAGAAAATCCTGATATTGTATACCAAGAAAATGGTATTATAATTTACAGTGGTCATAATGAAGAAAACTGTATAAAATTTGGTAAAGGTGAACAATGGTGTATTACTAGAGGATCATTTGGTACTTATCGTTATGATGAAAACAGAAAATTTCCAACATTTTATTTAGTAAAAAATACTAATTTACCTAATTCTAATAGAAGTAGCTTTATTGTTATAGTTGTTGGAAGTGATAATACCTACAAAGTTTCAGACCGTTCAAACAATGATGTGGGTGGAAGAGGATCAGAATGGAATAGATGGGAACCTTGGTCTACTGTTGAAAATTTATTTCCGTTTTTACAAGGATTACAAAGAGTTTTTAAATATATCCCTATATCAAAAAGTGAAAAACTTTCTCAAGTGTATAGAAGGAATTCTATGCCATTCAGTGATTGGGCTGTATCTCCTCCTTCATTTAAAGAACAATATATTATAGTTAAAAAAGGCCAAAGATTTTTTTCTGATATAGACAATGGTAAATTCTTGTCTAGACATATAGCTAAATATCCTGCTATAGGTGAATTGATAGCTAAAAACTATGGTATGGTAAATTTAAATACTTTATTTGAAGAATTTGATGCCTTTACTCCTAATCTTCAAAATTCTATCATAGAAAATGCTAAAAGATTTACTTCACTACCTACAAGAGAATTATTTAAACCTGAATACGCCTTCTCAGCTAAAAGAGCTGCAACTAAAAGAGGATTAATTAAACCTGTATCTAACGAAAGAGTTTATGTTACTCCAGATGATAAAGGTATAGTTTTATTAGATTTTGATTCTAAAATTCCAAAGATACGTCTTGTTACACCTGATAGAACGTATGAAAACATTAAGGTTAATGAACGTACAATTAAGTTATTAGCAAATTATCCTAATTTAGATGAATTACCTTTTACTACTTTAGTAAGTCTAGCTAAAGAAAATTTATTACCTAGCCAAGTCATATCAAGAATAATTGCTAAAGCCAAATCAGACCCTAATTCAGCAATTATAATTAAGGACACAGAAGAAGGACAAATTTTAGTTGATTCAAATACATTTACTGCTTATAAAATAGAAGGTGATGCATTTACATCTATTCCTTTTGCCGATGATACTGTACAAAATATTGTACAAAACGAAACTGAAAATAGTAACTTCCAGGATAAAGTTATAAGTATTTTGAGTAGCAGAGATCCAATACTTGCAGACGCAATGCCTGGTATTATAGCAATCTTAAAAAATACTCCATATAATAGAAGATTAGCAATCGCACAACCCGGAGATGATGATGGTGTCCCAGGTGCGATATTTTTAGTAAACGAAACAAAAAATACTATCCTTAAAGTTCCTTCTGCTAATAAAACATCATTAAATAACATGGCAGTATATAGGGATGGAGGAAATAGATTTACACTTTCATCATTTACTCCAGATAAAAGTGATTACCAAACTTGGATGGCTTACCTTAGATCTCAAAATATAGCATATAATACTACTGAATTGCTAGAAACTATACAATATAGATCTACGGGAAATCGAAGTTTTTTATTAAGTAATCCTCCATTAACCGAAGATAACACATATCAAATAGTAGAATGGGAAGGAGAAATATTTTTAGTAAATAAAGCTAATTCAAGAGAAAGCTTAAAAATTTCTAATAATACAGATAAAGCTATTAAAGCTAATATTCCTCCAACTTTAGCTGCTCGAATGAGAGGAGTTGAAGCCCCACCCGCTGAACCTACTAGAAGAGAAAGACCAACTGCTGCAGCTGCTGCTCCTGCAACTCAAGAACCTGGTGTTAGAAGAAGAGGAAGACCAGCAGGTGGTACAGCTGCCCCAGCACCACCCGCTAATGCAGAAGCATTAGCTGCTGCAACAACAGCAATGACAGATGCTGGATTAATAAATAGCTGGAATGCATTACCTCCTGCTGTTAAATACAGATTTGCAAACGCAACTGTTACAGATAGAATATATGGAGACAGAGGAGCAGGTCGTCGTAACAATATATTAAGAGGTAGAGGACGAGTTAGACGAATAGTTGAACAAGGAAATAACAAAATATATATTATTCAACTCCAAAACAATACATTTATTGCTTCTATAGTATTACAACCTGGTAACGCACATTTATTAGTTACTTCGGCTGGTTTATTAAGAGTAGGATCACCTGATAATCTTTTAGCTACATTACAAAACCAAAACTTGGCTGAATCCGAAAAAGGAATGGCAATTAATATGTTTTTGGCTGAAAACCCACATATGTTAGATGAAACAAAAGAAATATTACGTAAACATTTAAATAAAAATAAATATGAAACTCAACGATCTTAAGAAAATAATTAAGGAAGAAATTGCTAAGGTGTTAAACGAAGAAGAAACTAAAACAGCACCTACACGTGAAAAGGAAAAGATAGAAAAAAAACCATCAACTACACCTTCTCGAACAAAACCTAATAGAGAAACAAACCCAGTAGAACGACCAAAAGATAAAGCAGAAGACGCAGCTAAAGAAATAGCTGAAAAAATAGGAAACAGATACGCTAAAATGCTTAAAAATAAAAAGTAATGCCTAAGTATCAAGACATATTTGATCCTGAAATCATAGCTAAGCTAAAGGCTAAATCCTCTGAAAAAATTAGAGGAAAAAGTCTTATGCAAATGATGAGATCTTCTCAAGAATTATTAAGTCTTGTAGTTTCAATTGAAGCACCATATAAGTCTCAATTATCACAGTTAGCTATTGATATAGTTAAAGATCATTATCCTACTTTAGTAGAGGATAACATTGATGTAGAGGCTAGAATAGTTAGTAATGTTACTCTTGAAGAATACAATCCATATGAAAAACAACGACGGGTTTCTAATGCTATAGTTCAAGGAGCATCTGTTGAAGAATTATATTCTTTATTTGAAAAAGAAAGTGTAATTCAACAAATACGTTCTATTAACCCATCATTATATGACAAGTATAATGAATTAATGAAACAAGTTTTTGGTATATATAATGACGATCAAGCTATAAACATGATGCTTGCTGCTATTGCTTCTGGTCAAAATTTATCTGGCGGTAGATCTAAAATTGTAACTGAAAATGAAGGTCCTAAAATTATTGCTGAAGCAATTTGTTTCCCAATGTTGGTCCATGAAATTTTAAAAGGTTATTGGAGTATTTTAGCTCAAACTGGATTAAAAGGTAGTGATGAAGAAGCACAAGCAACAGTTGATAGAGTTGATAGATTAGAATATGAACCTGAAGATATTCGTTATGGTCCAATTATATTCAATAAGCTAAAAATCATATACAAAGCATTTACTCCCCCAGACATTGATGTAAGAGCATTTGTTGTTTTTTATGTATCTGTCCTTCAACTAGAACCAGATGAATTCTTTTCATTTGTAGGTAATGTTGTAGGTGATAGACCTTTAAGTGAAGACCAAATTGCTTGGATCGAAAATGAATTAGAAGATATACAAAATTATTTACGAACTATAGATACTGAAAGAGCTATGGGTTCTCTTTCTAATGGAGATGATGAAGACGATATAGATGATGTAGATTTGTCTGATTTAGGATTAAATGAAGAAAAACGTCCCTACAAAGACCTCGAAACAACAGATAAATACATCCTTCGTGAATTTAACGAAAACATCGATCCTATTGAATTAAAATGGCATCGTGATAATGAAGACCGTATTATAGAAATTGTTGGTAATACTAATTGGAAATTACAACTTGAAAACCAACTTCCAACTTCTATAAATCAACCTGTTAGAATACCTAAAGGTGAATGGCATCGTTTAATTAAAGGTGATGGTGCTTTAACATTAAGGATCATTAAAGAAGAATCAACTCAATACAACATTGAAGGTGAACTTCATACCGATACTAGACAACGCCCTCAAAAAGATATACTTTCAGATGTTCGTTCATTACCAGGCATTACAATTGTATCTTCTAAAGATATAAATCCAAATGTATATGCTACAAACAATCCTGATTATGGTACTATTGTAAAAATTAAAGTAGATCCACATCCATTTTCAACAGGATTTAAAGACGAAGATTTACAACAGTTATTACAAGACATTAGAGCAATTGAAGGTGTTAAAAGTTTTATTCTAAAACAAGAAATTGAAAAGAAAACAGTTTAATTAATATTTATAAACAAACAAAATTTAAATAAAATGCAAGTAGAAAAATTACGTTCCCTTATAAGAGAATCAATCAATGAATATATTAAAGAAATTGATAATGCAGCTAATGAAGCAGCTATGGATGCTCGTATCACTAAATGTGAAGAAGCAATCGAAATACGTGAAACTAAATTAGGTGCTATTGCTGAAAGCGATCATAAAGATTTGATAGATGGAAGCAAGATTAAAGATATAGAAAATGAGATTAAAGTGCTTAAAAAAGCTAAAGCCAAATTTGAAAAGCAAAGAGAAAAAATGCAAGCTAAAAAGGATAAAAAAGCAAATCCTGAAAAAAAAGTAACTACTGATGCTCCTGTTAAAGAAGGAGATGTAGCTGCTGAAATGAATATGAGTGGTGAAGGAATGAAAGAAGAAGCATTAAATGAGTCATTCCTTAAAATGCAAAAATTAGCAGGTGTGATTACTGAGACTCAATATAATCAAAAAAAAAAGCCTTAGTTAAAGAAGCTAGCATCATAGATAAAGCTAAAGCTGCTCTTGGTGGAGAAATTAAAACTCCAAAGCAATTTGATACTGAAGAAATTGATGGGAGTAAATTAACACCTGAACAAAAAGATGTAAAGAATAAAGTAATAATGGTTCTAAATGATTATAATAAAACTATTAACGATAATTATTATTTAATAGAACTAGTCGCTAAAAAATTAATAGATAAAGGCTTAGTTATTAGCATGTTTGATAAGACAGGATATGAGGCTAAAGAATTTGAAGAAGGATTAAAGAAAAAAGGTCTTAAGGTATCATCAACTAAAGAAAGCAGTACTACTTATATGGACGCTGGTGACTATCAACCTAGTCCTGTTTCAACCACAAGAGTAACCATGACTGTGACTAAATAACATATAGACCGATTCATAGCCGGTTGCTTTAACTGAAAAACTAAAAATGGAGCTGTGGCCCAATCAAACGATTGGGCCTTCTCTATGCTTAACTTGGATTTACACAAAGATTTTATTATATTGATATCATATGGAAAAAGAAATAGTAATTATAGGAGCAGGAGTAGCTGGTATAAACGCAGCTACCAAATTAGTTGATAATGGTTATCCTGGTAGATTAATCACCATTATAGACAAAGGTAATGACCCACATAATCGCTTACCTGAAGAAGTAATGACAGGTATGTTAGGTGCTGGTGGTTGGAGTGATGGTAAATTAACATACCATACCGCAATCGGAGGTGTATTATCAAAATATTGTGGTGAAGAGAAAGCAATGGAATTGATGGATCAAGTTATCAATAACTTTAGACGTTTCCACCCTAAACCAGAAGAAATTTTTTGCTCTGACCCACAAGCAGAACCTGAATTCATTAAACCATATTTTGGATTACGTTTATTCCCAGTATGGCATATTGGTTCAAATTATCTACATGAGATTGCTAAAGCATGGTATCAATACTTGCTAGACAAAGGAGTAAAATTTCAGTGGAATACTGAAGTAGAAAAAATCTATTTTGATCGCAGTAGAGTTTATACATCTAATGCTTATATGCATTATGATGAACTTATATTTGCAGTAGGCAAATCAGGCATTGACTTTGCTCAAAAATTATCAGATGAGTATAAATTACCAACTGAACCAAAATCAGTACAAATTGGAGTGCGTTTTGAAGCACCACAAAAATACTTCCAAAAATTAATTGATATTAGTTATGATTTTAAACTATATCAAAAATATGATAATGTGTCATTAAGATCATTTTGTACTAATAATAACGCAGCTTACGTCGCAGTAGAAGAAACATATGGTGATATTACTTATAATGGCCATGCTAAGAAAGGTAAGGAATTTGAAAATCAAATGACCAATTTCGGTATTTTGATGGAAATCAAAGGTATTGATAATCCATTTGAATGGTCAAGAGATGTAGTAAATAAATTACAAATTGATGGAAAAGGATTATATTACTCACCTAACCAAACTCGCAAACCAGGATTAACATCTGAAGGTGCTACAGTATCAGCTACTCAAGTAGATGATTATTCATTAGATGATATTAGAAATGCAATGGGTGGTTATTTCTCATATATTGAAACATTTATTGAACAAATGAATGAAGTATTTCAATTTGGTGATGATTGGGGAATGTATGTTCCTGAAGTAAAGTATTTGTCTCCTGAACCATTAGTTCGTTATGATGATTTGTCATTAAGTGAATTTCCAAATGTACACTTTGTAGGTGATGCTTTATCTGCTCGTGGTATTACAGTTAGTGGTGCTCAAGGAATTTATGTGGCTGAAAGTTTAATTAAATAAAACATATGGAAGAAAAAAAGTATCAACTAGATCCAACACTAGAAACTAAAAAGTATACATCACCCGATGGTACAATTCGTTACATTAAAGATGGAAAACTACATAACTGGGATGGTCCCGCTTTAATCCACCCAAATGGTAAAAAAGAATATTATATTAATGGTTTCCAACATGACAAAGACAGTCACCATAAAGCAAAACGTGATGGAGTTGGATTGCCTTGGTTTAAGAGTAGTGTAGGTAAAGGATCACGATCATGATATTTATATTAAAACATACTAATTTAAAATAATAAAAGACAATGAATAAAGAGTTTCTTAAAATGCAAAAAATGGCTGGTATTATTACTGAAGGTCAATACCAAGAAAAATTAAATGAGACTCAAACTCCTTCCCCCAACGAATGTCAGCGTATTATAGAGTTATATATAGACAGTCATGATGCTGAATATGTCGCTGGTTTCTTTGATGATACCCACAAAAGAGAAATAGCAGCATATTTGAAATCACTTAAACCATACCCTAAAGTAAGAACAGTAGAAGAACTAGCATCTACTATTAAAGAAATAGATGACAAAATAAATGAAATTACAGACTACCCAGAAGATCTTTTTGATGAAGAAGTAATACCTCGATTAGAACAAATAGCTTCTAATAATTCTAATCTAAAAAACGCGGTAGATGAAGTATTAGTTGTATTAAATGAACTATATGGTAGAAATAATGATAAAGATGATGAAGATGATGAGTTTGGTTGGAAGACTGATTATGATGAATTCTAAAAAACAGTATTTCAAATTAGGCTTGCTTTTGCAAGCCTTTTTTATTATATTATAAATAAAACAATATATGAAGATAGGATTCTGTGGTACAATGTCAGTAGGTAAATCAACACTAGTACATGCTTTAAAAGAATTACCTGAATTTAAAGATTATTTCTTTGCTACTGAACGTAGTAAATATTTACGTGATTTGGGTATTCCATTAAATACTGATAGTACATTAAAAGGTCAAACAATATTCTTAGCTGAACGTTGTTCTGAATTAATGAGAGAAAATGTTATTACTGATAGAACAGTAATTGATGTAATGGCATTTGCTCAATGTGCTAAATCAATTGGTGGAGTAGAAAAATTATCATTTATTCCATATGCTAGTCAATTTATTAAAGAATATGATTATATTTTCTATGTTTCTCCTGTAGGAGTTCAAATTGAAGATAATGGTGTTAGAACAACTGATGCTGGTTATCGTGATTGGATTGATAGTACTATTAAGCATTTTATCAAAGAAAATCTATACAACATGAAAAGCTTTGGCATCATTTCAGGTACTACAGAACAGAGAATTAAACAGATTAAAGGTTACTTAGGGTTTTGATATTTATACCCAAACCAAAAATCTTACATATAATGAAAAGTACTGAATTAAGACAAGCTATAGAAGAAATTATCATTGAAATTTTAAGTGAAAATGTTAATCTAGTTAATGAAGTTGAAGATGAAGATGATGATTCAACCTCAGAAAAAGAACCATCAAAAGCCGAATTAAAGAAAAGTGGAGAAAAAGAAAAAAAAGAAGGCAGTCGTTTATATCAATATCAAGAAGAATTAAAACAACTTGAAAAGGAATTAAAAGACAATAAAGAAACATCTAAAAAAATCGCTGCTAAAAAAGAAAATGATAGAACACAAAGTGATAAAAATCACTTAGAAAAAATGAGTAAAATTACAAAGCGTATTAGAGTTTTAAGAGACAAAATGAAAGTTAAACTATAATTTCTAATTAATAGTTATGAGTCAAGACTTAAAACAAATAATACGAGATGAATATTTAAAGTGCGCCCAAGATCCGGCGCACTTTATGAAGAAATACTGCCACATCCAACATCCAACACGTGGTAGAATTATATTCAACTTGTATCCATTCCAAGAAAAAGTACTACGATTATGGAGAGATCATCCATATGATATAGTACTTAAATCTCGTCAGTTAGGTATCTCAACTCTAGTAGCAGGTTATTCATTATGGTTGATGTTGTTTCAAAAGGATAAAAACATTCTTTGTATTGCTACTAAGCAAGAAACAGCTAAAAACATGGTTACGAAGGTAAAATTCATGTTTGAAAACTTACCTTCTTGGTTAAAAGTACCTGCTGAAGAAAACAATAAACTAACCCTTCGACTTAATAACGGATCACAAGTTAAAGCAGTTTCAGCAGCAGGTGATGCAGGTCGATCAGAAGCAGTATCACTCCTAATAATTGACGAGGCTGCATTTATTGAAGGAATTGGTGAAATATGGGCTTCTGCTCAACAAACCTTAGCAACTGGTGGTGGAGCAATAGTATTATCTACTCCATACGGTACTGGTAACTGGTTTCACCAAACATGGGTTAGAGCAGAAGCACAAGAAAATGACTTCTTACCTATTAAACTTCCATGGTACGTTCACCCTGAACGTGATGATAATTGGAGGAAAAAACAAGATGAATTACTTGGAGATCCAAGACTAGCAGCTCAAGAATGTGACTGTGACTTTAACACCTCAGGTGATACTGTATTCTATAACGAACAGTTAGACTTTATTTTAGCAACTTCTATTAAGGATCCCTTGGAAAAACGCGGTATAGATCATAACTTATGGATATGGGAATTACCGGATTATACAAGAAGTTATATGGTAGTTGCTGACGTTGCTAGAGGAGATAGTAAAGACTTTTCTGCATTTCATGTAATAGATATAGAATCTAATACACAAGTTGCTGAATATAGAAGTCAAATTTCACCAAAGGAATTTGGTTACTTATTAGTAAGCATAGCAACAGAATATAATGATGCATTATTAGTTGTTGAAAATGCTAATATAGGATGGGCAACACTTGATGCTATTATTGAAAGGGCTTATAAAAATCTATATTACTCTCCTAAAAGTGATACTTTAAATGCTGAGTCATATTTAGAAAGATTAGATGACCCATCAAGAATGGTACCTGGTTTTACTATGAATTTAAGAACTAGACCTTTAGTTATAAATAAGTTTAGAGAATACGTAGGTGATAAAAGTGTTGTTATACAGTCTAAACGTTTATTGGAAGAAATGAAAGTATTCATTTGGAAAAACGGTAGACCTGAAGCACAATCTGGTTATAATGATGATTTGATTATGAGTTTTTCAATGGCAATGTATGTTCGTGATACTGCTTTGAAATTCAAAACCCAAAGTTTAGACTTAGCTAGAGCAACTATAAGTAATATTACAGCTATAAAAGTAAATTCACAAGGGAACTATACAATGAATGGAAGACCTAACCCTTATAATATGAATATTAATGGTCAGGATGAAAACATTAGCTGGTTACTATAATATTTATTACAAATAATTTAATATAAAATGGCGGATACAAGTGTTTTTTCAAGGTTAAGAAAATTATTTTCTACAGATGTAATTATTCGTAATGCCGGTGGGAATCAATTAAAAGTAATGGATGTTAATAGCATCCAAAAAAGTGGTGAATTCCAAACTAACGCTTTAGTAGACCGATTTAATCGTATCTATTCTAGTAACAGCACATCTTTATATGGTGCTCAATTAAATCTTAACTGGAGGTACTTACGTACCCAAGTCTACTCAGACTACGATGCAATGGATACAGATGCAATTATCGCATCTGCTTTAGATATAATCGCAGACGAATGTACTCTTAAGAATGATATGGGGGAAGTACTTCAAATTAGAAGTAGCGACGAAGACACACAGAAAATTCTTTATAATCTATTCTACGATGTATTAAATGTTGAATTTAACCTTTGGTCTTGGATTCGTCAAATGTGTAAGTATGGTGATTTCTTTTTAAAATTAGAAATTGCTGAAAAATTTGGAGTATACAATGTTATTCCTCATATGGCTTACCATATTATGAGAGAAGAACACTATGACCCTAAAAATCCAGCTGAAGTAAGATATAGATTTAGTCCAGATGGCTTTTCAGGCGGTGCTTCAGGTTTTTATGGTGTAACAGGACAAGGTAATTATAGTCCTAATAAACAAGATGGTTCTCTTTATTTTGATAATTACGAAATGGCTCACTTTAGACTAGTAGCTGATACTAATTATCTTCCATATGGTCGTTCTTATCTAGAACCAGCTCGTAAGTTGTTTAAACAATATGTTTTGATGGAAGACGCAATGTTGATTCATCGTATTGTTCGTGCTCCTGAAAAACGTATTTTCTATATTAACGTAGGTTCTATTCCACCAAACGAGGTAGAAAACTTCATGCAGAAGACTATCACTCAGATGAAGAGAACTCCATTTATGGATCCACAAACTGGTGAATATAACTTAAAATATAATCTACAAAACTCACTAGAAGACTTCTTTATTCCAGTTAGAGGAAATGACCAAACAACTCGAATTGAACCAACTAAGGGTTTAGATTATACTGCAATTGAAGATGTAGTTTACTTAAGAGATAAACTATTTGCTGCTTTAAAGGTACCTAAAGCATTTATGGGTTATGAAAAAGACTTAACTGGTAAAGCAACATTAGCAGCAGAAGATATTCGTTTTGCTCGTACAATTGACAGATTACAACGTATTGTCCTTTCAGAATTAAATAAAATCGCTTTAGTACACTTATATACTCAAGGTTATAGAAATGAAGCCTTAACTAATTTTGAATTATCATTAACTACTCCTTCTATCATTTATGATCAAGAAAGAATTGCGTTGATGAAGGAAAAAGTTGATTTGGCTAAAAATATTATTGATGGTAAATTATTACCTACAGATTGGATTTACGATAATGTATTCCACTTAAGCCAGGATCAGTATGATGAATATAGAGACTTAATTGCTGAAGACCAAAAACGTATCTTTAGATTTAAACAAATCGAAAACGAAGGTAACGACCCACTTGAATCAGGTAAGTCATATGGTACACCTCACGATTTAGCTACATTATATGGAGCAGGAAGATATAATATGGGAGTACCTGATGGATACGATAAAGACGAACCATTAGGACGTCCTGAAGAAAAAGCATCTACAATGGGTACTCAACAAAGTACTTTAGGTAAAGATAGATTAGGTAACATTGGTATGAAGAAAGGAGATGCAACAGGTGAAGATATAACATTAAAGAATAATTTCAAAGGTGGATCACCACTTGCTTTAGAAACTAAAGTTAAAAACAAAACTTTATTAGAATCTTTAGATAAGAAATTGTCTCTTAAAAAAGAAGAATCTTCATTATTAGATGAATCTCAAATACGAGAATAATATCTCCATATATATTTATAATTAAAATATTTACTCCTGGAATGACTATTAAACATTCGAAGTATAAAAACACCGGTATCCTCTTTGAGCTTTTAGTGAGACAAATCACAGCAGATACACTATCAGGTGTTGAATCCCCAGCAACAAATATCTTAAAAAAATATTTTGGTAAAACAGAATTAGGGAGAGAATATAAGTTATACGAAAGTCTTTTTAAATATACTAACATTAGTGAGGCAAAAGCTGAAATGGTGGTTAGTACTATTGTTGAAAGCTCTAAACAACTAAATCGTTCTGTACTAAAAAGACAAAAATATAATTTGATTAAGGAAATAAAAAACCACTATAACTTAGATGAGTTTTTTAAAATCAAATTACCAAACTATAAGATACAAGCTGCAACTTATACTTTGATTGAAACTTACGGTGGTGATCAATTATTAAACCCTGATCAAATCATTGAAAATAAAACTGTTCTTTTAGAACATTTAACCCAATCTAGTATTAATAAGAAAGAAGTTAAAGAAAATATCTTAGAAGAATTTAGACAACAAGATAAAGATGTTCGTGTTTTAGCATATAGAGTATTACTTGAAAAATTTAATGACAAATATGCTAATTTGAATATAAATCAAAAAAACGTATTAAAAGAATTTATTAACAGTGTTGATAATACAACTAAGTTAAAAGAATTTTATAATACTAAAGTAAATGAAATTAAAGAATATTTACTTGAAATGAATAGTTCTGTTACTAATCCTGCTATTCAAGTTAAAATAAAAGAAGTAGTTAATATTTTACCTACACTAGGAAAAACTGATAAAGCAGGCGATGACCAACTAATTAATCTCCTTCAATACTACCAGTTAATTGAAGAATTAGAAATAGCTAAATGAGTAAGAAAGAAAAAATAAAAGAACTTATTCAAAAACATTTAAAAGAAATGAGCGCCACAGGTACTGGTGCTTCTTTTGAGTCTGGTCCTTCTGGGGAAAATTACACCCCAGTAGCTGGTAAAGCTAAAAATTATTATTATAAACTTGGTTTTAAACCTGTAAATCGAAAAGCTTTAAATAAAGCTGCTAAAGGTATTAAAGTAAAACAGTTACAAGAAGAAACAGAATCTAAATTTGACATTGAAGGTTTTATAAGTTCTTTAAACACAAATGATGAAGAATTAAAAAACTACATAGCTGGTCGTTTAGGTGATTTTGATTTATTGGCTAATAAAATTAAGGAACTTATTTCTTTAATACAAGAAGCTAAAAAAGAAACAATAAATAGTTATAGAGAAAATCCTGAATTTAAAGCAATTTATGGTACAGATTTAGCTATAAAGACTATTGATAATGCGATAAAATTATTTACATAAAATGAGAAATACATTACAAGAACAATATAACCTTATTAAAGAAGGTAAAGGTAATAAACAGCAGTTTTTTAAATCTGTTCGTCAATTATTCCCTAACCTAGTAACCCCAATCAATACTTACGATGATACAGTACGTATTCTTAAAAACAGAGGTATTATTACTGAGGGCATTGGTGGTGTAGTTACTACTGGTAAAAAACAGGACTGGCACGCTATCTTTAATGAGAACATGGAAAAGCTTAAAGAAAAGAAAGATGATGAAGATGAAGACGATGATGATGAAAAATATAAAGAAGAAATAGACCAATACGAAAAACGAGAAAAAGACATAGAAAAATTTGGTCTACAACACTTAAAACATCTTAAAGAAGATAATGAAGACAAATTAAATCAAGCTAAAAAATATTATTTATCAAATCCTAATTATCTTGAATTAAAAGATGTAGCGGCAAGATTTGGAGTATCAGTAGAAGATTTAACAGCTTTTTTATCTAAAAGCCAAGACAAAGCAAAATCAGGTAATTCTACTCAAGCTGCTTTACAAGGAATAGGTTTATTTGAAGCTAAAGAAGCTAAAGCTGAAGAAAAAGAAACAACTAAAGATGTAGCAGATATGGCTACTCGTGGTTATGATTATAAAGATTATAAAAATATTGATAATATCTTTGGTGAAACATTTTTAAAAGGATTTTACACCGAAATGCAAGATCCTAAAAATGAAGATAAAACAGTAGAAGAATTAAAACAAATTGTAGCTAAAAATTTAGCTAAAGACTGTTTACATTACACTAAAGAAGGACAATTTGGTATTAAAGGTGTAGGTTACACTGTTGACGCTCCTGGATTAGGTGAACCAAAACCTGCTAAAGGTAAACATAAATCTTCAGGCTATGGTGATTTAAAAGAATCAGTATTGCGCTCTCAAATTCATTTATTAGTTAAAGAAGTATTAGCTGAAGGAGAAAATAAAGATCTTTTAAAGCATCGTTTAGGTGTTTTAAAAAAAGCTTTAGAAATTGCTAAGAAAGACTTAACAAAAGTAGATAAAGACGGAAAAGCTTATAAAGAAGTTGAAAAAACAATTGCCGCTAAAAAAAGAGAAATTGAAGCTTTAGAAAAAGAAGTATTAGATGAAGTTAAACAACCTGAACTTAAAGCTGCTTTAGATGCTGCTAATAAAGCATATGATGAAAATAAATATGATAGTGTAGATGATTTTTTAAAAACATATACAGGTGAGTACAAAAATGAAGTAGCAAATGCTTTAAAAAGCAAATATGAAGGATAACCATGAAACAGATACTTATTGAAACCCAAACATTTGCGGCTAAACCTGTCAAGTTAGTTGAAGGTAAAAGCGGAAATGGAAACATGCTTGTTCAAGGAGTTTTAGCAACAGCCGAAGTAAAAAACGGTAATGGTCGTTACTACTCAAAAGACTTATGGCAGAGAGAAATTGATAAGTATATGGATAATGTTAAATATAATAGAGCATTAGGTGAATTAGACCACCCTGATTCCTCTATTATTAACTTAAAAAACGTATCTCATAACATCAAAAAAATATGGTGGGATGGAGACCAGGTAATGGGTACAATAGAAATATTACCTACACCTTCAGGCAATATATTATCTGCTTTATTTCAAAACAATATCCCAGTAGGTGTATCTTCTCGTGGTATGGGTTCACTTAAACAAATGGGTGAATTGATGGAAGTACAAGATGACTTTGAATTACTATGTTGGGACTTTGTATCAACACCATCTAACCCTGGTTCATATATGGGTCGTTTAAATGAAAGTAAAACTGTAACTAAAAGTAAATATACTAAAGTAAATTCCCTTATCACAGACATACTTTGTGCTAATGGGACTTGTCCAATCTATTAAAAATAAAATATTATGACACAAAAAGATTTTGACGATTGTAAAGAAGTTATATTAAAAAAATTAACTTATTTAAAAGGTGAAGCTACTAAGGCAAAAATAAGTACTCCTAAATTAACAGCATTAGAAAAACAAGTTACTGATGCTATCAATGAATTTAGGATTAACCACAACCAAAAAATTCATGAAGATAAAAAACTTAAATAACCCCTCTTAAAATAGTATTTTAAGACTGATGCCTCACAAAAGTGAGGCATTTCTTTTTTATAAAATGTATTTTTTGTAGATCCATATATATGTATATTCAAATATGCTGTCCCTTTCCCCTTATACAGCATTAATTAGTTAATAAATCTATTACGTTTCTTATTAAACGTATTTCCAAAACAAAATTATTTGAGGACAATGAACAGAGAAATGCTAAAAGAATGCATTGCTGATGCTAAAACCATTAGAGAAACAGCAATTGCAAGTGCAAAACTGGCTCTTGAAGAAGCTTTTACTCCTCAACTCACTGCTATGTTTGCTGAAAGGTTAAATGAACTTGAGTTGGAAGAATCAGAAGCTGAAAAAAAGCCAATTGATGAGTACGGTATAGAAGAAGAGATTACAGTTGATGAAAACTTTAATCTTGAAGAACTTCTTGCCGAGTTAGAAATGGAAGAAGGACAAGATCCTACAATTGAAAAAGAAGGCATGTATGAAGAGTCATTAGACGAAGAGATAATGCTTGAAGACAAGTCTGACGAAGAAATTGAAGCGATCGTTAAACAAGTCCTTGATGACATGGTTGCATCTGGTAAGATTATGGCCGGAGAAGAATCTGAAGACGAAGACATGGAAGACATGGAAGACATGGACGACATGGAAGACATGGGTGATATGGAAGCTGAAGAAGAAGAGGAAGATATTAATCTCGAAGAACTTCTTGCTGAAATGAATTCTAATGAAGAAAAACCTGTTAAAGAAAATGAACAGTTAAATGAAGCTGTTGATCTTGAAGTTGCGGCTAATCAAATTGAACAATATATAGCCACAGGCAATTTTGGTATGATTGCTCTTGCTGTAGTTGGAGTTGTAATTGCAGGTGGAAGTCTTAAAGCACTTTATGAGCTTCTTAAAGAAAGAGGAACTTTAAGCAAATTAATGGCTAAAGATACAATTTCTAAAATTAAAGATAACATACCTGCTTTTATACCTTCAAAAATTAAAAGTATGGTTGATCAATTCTTTACCAATAAAGAAGAACCAATGGAAGAAGCTACAAACGAAGAAATGGAAAAAACTATCAATGAGCTCCGCAACGAACTTAACGAAGTTAATCTATTAAATGCTAAGCTTCTTTACACCAACAAAATCTTCAAAGCTA